CTGGGTGTGGATCTGCATGGAAGAACCCCTTATCCATAGTTTGGATCACATAGGAGTTTATGAGTCCTTCACAAATCTTCTTCTTATTCACTTTTGGATCTGAAAGTTCTGTGAGTTTTTCAGATTCAACATATTCCATGACAATTGTATTATCGGTACAATATTCCTTGTAAACTTTTGGAACTTTGATCCATTTGACATCTTTCATATCTTTTCGAAATCTAATCGCATTCTCAATTTCTTGACGATAGTCAGATTCACCCAAAAGGTACTGAATGGATTCATTGAGTACAAACTCGGAACTATTTCCTGTATCAACTCCAACCTTCTCCAAAAAACGCACAATGTCTTTGATGTTGTCTGTGTCAGATTTCATGATGTTATAAATGTCAGGTCTCTTGACTTTGACGATGACATCTTTTCCATTTTTGAGTTTGGCGCGATGCACTTGACCAATACTCGCCGATTTAAATGGTACAGGTTCGAACTCTTCAAAGTAGTTCAAATTTACAATCTGTTTTACAACATCGTATTCCACGGGAGGGACATTGTCTTGTAGCGATTCCAATTGTTGTGTAAATTCAGGTGGGTATAGATCCGCTCTCGTAGAAGCGATTTGTCCTAATTTTACAAAAGTTGGACCTAGATCAAGGAGTTCATCCTTTGTCCATTGACCCAGTTCAACTTTATTTTTTACAAAAGTCTTTTTCCAAATAAATTTGGCGGCAAACTTCCAAGTTTTTGCTTTTTGACTTGGCGCCGAGACTTTACCCATTGGTTTATGACTAGCGACGCATAGCATCCTACTGTATAGATACTTTTTATTTTTTAACTGTCAAAAAATATCTTAGGTTATGATAAATGAAAAAGTTTTCAAACTTCCTTGGACCAATCAGTAACCCAACCGAAGCTGTCATTAAGGCGCAACCTATCCTCTTCACCCTCATCATCTTGTACCAAGGTTTGTTCTCTGGTAACGCGATCAAGATTCCAAAGAATCTTAAGACTGCCTTCAACAGCAAGACTTTCAGATTCTTCTCTATCATGTTGATTGCTTTCAGTGCGACTCAAGACATTGAGTATGCGCTCATCTCCACCGTGATCTTCTTGTCAGTCATGTATGCTCTCAAGACTCCAGAGGAGCGCAAGGAAACTGGTTTGATTTAAATTTGTAAGTAATAAGTAGAATGAAGATTCATATTATCGGAGCTGGTCCAACTGGTATGTCACTAGCTTGGGAGCTATCAAAATTAGGTAATCACGAAATCACAATATATGATAAAAAGATATCCGCGGGAGGTTCTTGGTGGGAACCAGATGAAAAAGTTCGAGATCTCCACGCACATCGTATCGTATTCGACAAGGCTTTCGTGAATACTAGAAGTTTGTTCAATGAAATGGGTATCAAATGGAATGATGTTTTTGAACCTGTTAAAAAAGATATTTACGGGTTTATGTTTCGTTCTTTAAATCATAAAGATTACGGAGCTCTCATCTCTTTGGCTACCCGAGTGTTATTGAAACCAAATGAATACAAAGGAGTTTCTTTGAAAGAATCAATTGGATCACTGAGCGAAGACGGCCAGAAGTTCGTGGAACACCTTCCATTAATAATGGATGGTGTTACATGGGATGTAATGTCTGCATATGAATTTGTTAAAAGTTTTGACCACGTTGGTTTATCATCACAATATACACAACGTGTATCTGGTAAAGTTATGTCTGATGCAATGCAAAAAGCATTGGAAAATGAAGGTGTTGAATTTATTTTTGAAAAAGAAATTGAGGAAATTGAATATCTTGAAGATGGATTTACTGCAAAATTTACAGATGATACAGTGATTGATAAAGGTGTGTTGGTTTTGTGTATAGACAATAGCCCGGCCTTGAAATTAATTGGTAATAACTGGGGAGAAGATGCGACCAAAAAAATTAGACAAGGTACTTATGGGTGTATAAATGTAATCCTCGATTTCAATGAACCCGTAACTCTCGAAGACGATCTTATAATTGCATCAAAAACAAAATGGAATCTCCAACCAGTTGTACTCTCAGATGGTAAAACCGTTTCGTGTGTCATATGCGATCTTACCGAAGAAATCCTTACTTCAGACCCAGAAACAATTAGAAATCAAGTTCTTATGAATTTAAAAGTTCCATTACCAAAAGCTATTCGTTTTGGTTGGGGTGCAAAATGGAATGAACAGAATAAACGATGGGAATTTAGTCAGTCTTCGGGTATATTAAGTTTGCATGGTCAAGTTCCATTTTTTGGAAACTCCCCAAATATAGCACTTTGTGGAATGATGTCACCTAGAAAGACACCTTACTCAAGTATTGAAGCGGCGATAGAAGTTTCTAGATCATTTGCACACCAAACGTTTGGAACTAGACCACCTATGCAACCCCTTTTAGTTACACAAGTTCTTTCAATTTTAATTGTGACACTTATAGTTTTAATTTTACTTTATAAGAATAGAGACCAATGAAGTTCATAGCAAAAGTTTATCAACCCATGTATGACCACAATGACAAAAAGTATATTCGTGTGGTCATTCCTGAAAATTGCTGTGAAATCATAAAACGTATGCAAGCAAATAAAGCTCATCTCATCAAGAATAATCACATTGATAACCCTCTCGATGGTCGAATTCTAACAATAAAAGTTCCATTCCGGTATAGGAGAGTGATGTGTAAGGTTGAAGGAAAACCTGTGCAGTCTCTTATAAAGGATGATGAAATAGAAATTGATATCAATTTTATGGGTGTTTGGAACGTTGGAGAATATAGCGGATATTCGTGGAAATTAAACTACATAACCTTGAATTGTGTGTAAAGATCGTTTAGTGGTACAATGGGTGCATCCATTTCGGAATCGTCCCAATCGTGTGTTACTTCTTTATCATCGCAGTTACAGTCCTCACCAGGTGGGCAATTGCAGTCCTTACCCATGTGATTATGGTTATTTTCGTTTGTTTCATCTTCGACCTCCCGACAGTGCGTTTCACGAGGGTGAGTTTCATCACTGTGATGATGTTCCTCCATTTTTACTACATGGGAGGCTTTCACGTTTTCATGACCATGACTATGACCGTGATCATGTTCCTCGATTTCTACTGCATGGGAGACTTCCACGTTTTCAACTGGTGCACTAGTTGTATCAGGTACGAGAATTTTAAAAATACCAGTTTCTTTAATTTCTGTGAAAGCTTGTAGTCTACCAATTTCCTTTTGAATATCAATGGTAACTTCATCGTATTGATCTTTCAATTTTTTAAGGAGCTGTCTGTGCTGTCTAATAGTCTTACGCACTTGTTCAATCTTTGTAATTAAATTGATTTCTTGTGGCATTTCCTGTATTATATTCATATAAAGTTTTCAGTCTTTAAGTTATTAAATGTTGACACGGACTGGATATCTCATTACCGAGGGACCAATCCAAGAAATTAAAAAGGAGCTTACGGTAAGACCACAAGTCAATAGTGACTATGGATTTCCTCCCCCACCTTTCAAAGTTTTTAGAACAGCTAAGAATGGAGTGTGCGTTCCAAGATTCTACGGAACTAGTAAGGTGGGACAACCAAAGGAAGATAGACGCCCTGAACCAGCCAGGTCAAACGCAAAATTCGTCGGGCAATTGCGAGATGCAACCCATCAGAACGAGGCTCTTGCTGCAGCTATTAGTGCGGGTCATGGGGTTCTCTCGCTCCCATGCGGGTATGGAAAGACCACCGTATCCCTGGCAATAGCGTGTAAGTTGGGATATCGCACAATGATTGTTGTGCATAAACAATTCCTGGCAGACCAGTGGAAAGAAAGAATTCAACAGTTCTGTCCGGGTGCCACAATTGGTATAGTTCAACAGGACAAAAAGGAGACTGATTGTGATTTTGTTATTGCCATGCTTCAATCACTTTCCCTCAAAGAATATTCTTTCAGTGACTTTGATTCTATCGGAACTTTAATTGTGGATGAAGCCCACCACATTTGTGCAAAGGTGTTTTCCCAGTCCCTCTTCAAAATGTGTCCCAAACACATCTTCGGTCTGTCTGCAACACCCGAAAGAAAAGATGGTCTCACAAAAGTGCTTCATTGGTTTATGGGACCAACGTTCTTTGCAGTTGAGCGTAAAAATCAAGAACAAGTTGAGGTTTTTCCAATAACCTATGAAACGTTCAACTATAGAAATCCACCACCATCCACTAGATTTGGAAAGGTGTCAATGCCAAACATGATTACAGAGGTTGTCGAAGATCGGAAGAGAAATCAAATGCTCGTAGGTCTCATTAAGAAGGCTTCTGCGGGTACAAGACAACTTCTTGTTTTGAGCGATCGTAGATGGCATTGTGAAATGCTTCATCAATGCTTCCCAAAGTCTTCAGGTCTCTACATGGGTGGTATGAAAGAAGCTGATCTCCAGGCTTCATCAAAGAAGAAGATCATCTTTGCAACTTTTAGCCAAGCGCACGAAGGTTTAGACATTCCAACACTAGATACAGTAATTTTGGCATCACCAAAGTCAGACATAACCCAGAGTATTGGTCGTATCATGCGAGAGACAAAGGGTAAGAAGAATAATCCACATATCTACGATATTCACGACCCATGGTCTCTCTTTACAGCTATGTACTTTAAGAGAATGAAAGTCTATCGTCAAGGGGGTTTCAAAATACATGGTAAAGTTGAGACTGAAGAAAAGAAAGATGAGTTCCCTCAGGGAAAGTGTCTATTTTTATAATCTGAATAATAATTAAATGTCTGGTGCATTAATTCAACTCGTATCGAAAGGTGTTCAAGATATTTATCTTACAAGTGATGAAGGGCATTCTTTCTTTCGTTCTAAGTTCACCCGACACACGAATTTTTCACAAGCCCCTAAATTTATAAAAACCATTAACGAACAAGACTATTCTATAACAATTCCAGTGCTAGGTGATTTAATTAATGGTATATGGTTAGAAGGTAATACGGTTGCATCAAATCTTATGTATGAATCATCAATTGATCTATTTATAGGAGGTCAGAAAATAGATTCACAACCATATGAATATTTTAGTGAAATATGGCCAAACTATTTAGCCGATACTTGGACAAAAGCCGAAGAACTTACAAATAAAACTTCCGCTTCAAATAGGGATTTTTTACCTCTTCACTTTTTTTTCTGTGATCATGGTGGATTTTTACCCCTCATAGCTCTTGCACATCATCAAGTTGAACTAAAAGTAAATTTTAAAAGTTCCAGTTTACAGGGATATTCAGAGGCAGATAAACTTATAAAAGTATATGGAAATTTTATATATTTAGACAAAGAAGAAAGAGAATCTCTAGTAAAAAGACAGTTAGATCTTGTTATTACACAACTTCAAACTATAGAACTTCCATTGGATACAGTTGCCAATAACGAACTTTCTACGGGTGGAAATAATGATCTAGACATATCAACATTCAATCACCCAATTAAATCGTTATTTTTTGGTTTCCAAGCACAGTATCCAGATTCAATTAATGATCGTTTTACTTTTAGGGATGCTGACATTTATATAAATGGAACTCCAATATTAGAGAATATGCCGGCAATGTATTTTCACACAGTTCAAAATTATTATAAATCTAAATATGGTATAAGTGATTTTAATTTAGCAAATGGAGATATATTTAATACACGTTTCTTCTGTTATCATTTTTGTTTGAATGCGTCAGATTATAATCCCTCAGGTACATGTAATTTTTCACGTATAGATACAGCAAAGATAAGACTAAGAGGGACTGAAAAGGGATCTCTCAGACCCTCTACACAAACCATAAGAATTCATGCTTTGGGATATAACGTTTTTCGTATAAAAGATGGATTGGGTGGAATTTTATTCGGTAATTAATTTCGATAGTTAAAGTATAATGGGTAGAACTGTTCGGTTCGATCAGGTATATGTAGCAAATCTTGATGCTCAGCCCGTGGAGGAAGAAACCCTCACTACTGTTAAAAGTATTATAACAGGGGAAATTGAAGCAGACGAGGTTGTTGTAAATCGTTTTGGTATTGCTAACACAAACCCCACAAAAAGTTTTACAGTCGGTGAAAAAGTTTTTATGGATGTAAATGACAGTATTATCTTGGATGTTAAAGGTCGTTCAAAATCGGATCGTCTATTTGTTGATTCCCAGCTCGCAGTTGGTACTACGAATCCAACTAAAGCTTTTCAGGTTCAAGATAAATTTTTAGTTGATGTTGTTGGTCGTGATTTACTGACAGTGAACGGTAATGTATTTACGGGTAATTTGTATGTAAAAGATCAATTCACAACTGCAATTACACAACCAAATGTTACAATAAAGAATATTGGTTCTAATCTGATAACTGTTCATGGTAATGCGTACGCGCATAACGTTTCAGTTGTTCATAATTTAGATGTTGGACCAAACGTCCATATAAATGGTTATGGTTCAAATGTTATGTCGATATTTGGGAATGTAGAAATAGCAAAAGGTGATGTTCAATTAACTGGTAATCTTATTGTTTTTGGTAACGTCGCCGTTTCAGAACTTGGTGAGTACACTTTGATTGAAAACCTTGTAGTATCAAACACAGTAATACAAATGGGTGTTGGTAATGATGGATCTAGAGATGCGGGTATTATTATGAATGAGAACGAGGCGAGTAAATCAAACCTAATATTTGGATATAAGGGATCCGATACACAAGCATTTATTTTAGGAAGAACAAATGATTCTGTCGAAGGTCTTCAAGCAGATGGACAATTGCGTGTATTAGAAGATGAAACGACAAATCTTCATGTATATGGTGATATCTACACATCAAATAGCGTTGGTGTAGCTAATGTAAATCCAATACACGATCTTGATGTTGGTTCAAATTTGTTTGTAGAAGATACGGGTTCAAATGTTTTGGAAGTAAATGGTTTTACTTACACAAAGGGTCTTAAATTGGGTCCTTTAGGTCTTCAAGTTGGAACTGCGGTAACATTGAACCCCGCAGGTGTTGCAGATCCAAGTGCGGCTATTATTAATCTTGCAGGCAATTTCCAAGGTAAAGGCCTTCGAACAAGTGGTGAGACGCCATGGAATTCTGGTATAGCCAATACAAATCCACAAGATACATTTGCTATTGGAACTCAAATTACCTCAAACCTAGAAAGTGGTAATACATGGTATGTCTATGGTAATACATACACTTCAAATCTACTTGCCGATTTTGCTAGAATAACCGGTGATCTTCGCATTGGTGGTCCAGGTGTAACTACACAAGATGCTACACGGTACATTAAATCCGATGGACAACTCGTTATTCACGCGAATGAATCGAGTGCCACAGATGACGAATCCAACGCTCTTATACTTAAATCTGGTACTAGAACTTCAAACACAGTTTCCATAGATCTCAATTCATCTACACATGATGAAATTAACCAAAATATCATATTTAAGACCAAAAATACCGAACGTATGCGCATAACTGCATTTGGTAATGTCGCTATACAAAACACATCACCCGGTGAAACTGTTACAATTGCAGCACCGGTGAGAATTAACTATTCAAACACAATTACGTTTGGTAACACATGGGGTCTTGCAAACCATACATCTATGAGAATGTTTGCTAGGCCAAATAATGGCGATGCATTCATTGATGTAATTGGTGCTAGTGGTAAAGGTTTGAACTTCGCGGTATCATCCACAGGATTACCTGGTAGTGCAAAAATGACTATTGTTGATTCGGGTAATGTTGGTTTTGGTACCACACAACCAGAAGGTCTTATCCAGACATCTGGTGGTACTATTTTTGTAAATAAACAAGTTTCTAATAATAACAATTTTGATCATACTCTTACACCATTGGTGGTAACAAACAGGGATTCAATCACAGTTGTAAATGATCAAAAAACAGTTATGGATCTATGTCGTGAGACTGCATCTGGTTTTGGTGCAAGAAGTTCATTTAAACTTGGTAGGTTTGAAGATGGTGGTTCAAGAACCCGTATGGACATTGACTTAGCGAATGGTTCGTACGATTCGGTAAATGTTTTGACTTTAAGAAGTGACGGTAAAGTTGGTATTGGTACTCACACACCAACTGGTAAACTTGAAGTAAGAGCATCGGGTGGTTATAACCCAAATACAAATGGTATACTTGTCTATAATGACAATGATACTATACCAAACAAAGATGCTATTATGGCTACACAAGTTCGTGAAGATTCTGGTGATTCATTTGCATCTTTCATGGTTTATGATGGTGTAAATAACTACACTGGATGGTCAGTTGGTACAGATAATAAAACTTCGGATAGAGATTTCAGAATTACAAATAATGTATATGCTGTATCCAATGTTCAGCACACAGCCATATTTATAGATGGTGTTTCAAGTAATGTTGGGATTGGTACAGACCACACCAATGCAAAATTACATGTCGCTGGTGAGGTACAAATTGAGAATGATTTAAGATTTGGTGGTGTTACCGGTGATAAGGACGGTCTATCTCACACATTTTTGAGAGAAAGGCAGTATGATGCAACGGGTCGCTCCGAGCTTTTTATATTTAAGGGTAATGATTCCGTATTACAGGCGTTTGCGGGTCCAGATCAAATTAGGCATGTCGCCGGTAAACACGTTTTCCAAACTTATACAACTACCACAGGTTTGGATCAAAATGAATTAGATACTATAGTTAATGATGAAGCTATTGCTGATATATTTAATCCAATTCCGGTTATGCAAGTTACCGGTAATAGGCGTGTACTTATCGCAGCTTCAAATGAAGATTTGGTAACCACAGATACCAAATTATTTGTAAATGGTGAAATTTTAGTACCCCTTGAACAGAAACTTTCTACTACTGGTATGTATTTAGCTTCGGCTGAAACAGGTGACGTTAATGTAATTGACAATGCCCAAGATAGATCACTAATTATTAGAGAAGATGGGAGTGAAAGATATAGATTTCAAAACTATGGTTGGGTTGGAATAGGTACAAGTGCTATAAATGCAAATGTACATGTTTATAGTGGTCATACGGGTACTACACAAACATTAAAACTAGAATCTCCAGGTCCAAGTACAGGGTATGGATACAATGAGCTTGCTATATATAAAACCGATGGTTATGGTGGTCATATTAGAGGTTGGAGAGAACGTGTAAATAATACATCTGGTCTTAGAATAGGTGTTCAAAATCCAATAACTGGTGATGCAGATGTTATGACCTTTACCGCTTCAAGTAATGTTGGGATAGGTACAACAACACAAGCAA